GTTGACAACTGATTTTATTGTTGTCCAAGGTGTGATTGGTACTCAAACCGCTGGCGTTATCATTGCTGAAGCCGATTGCACTGCTGCTAACACTTTGCAAATCCAGTTTGGCAACTTGACATCAAACGCTTCTCTTGTGCCTGCTAGTGGTCAATACGTCATCCAGATTACCCGTCTGGAAGGCCCTGCACCTGTGACTGCTGTCTAATCATGGCTGGCTCAACCGTACAGCGCAATTCGGGTCAAACCGTTGCGTTATCTGTGACCAACACTGCACACTCTGCTGTCCAGATTGTTGGTAACTACACTAACGACCAAGTGAACTTTGCTTCATTCCTCAATACGGGCGCTGCTCCTATTGCCGTGAAGTTTGGTACAACTTCGAGCGTTGGTGCTCCTACGTTTCCTTCAGACGGAACGAATGGAGACTACGTATTGCCTGCTGGCATGACTTCACCTTTGATCTTGGCAACCCCCCAAGCGCCCTTTTACATGACCGCGCTCAGTAATTCGGCTACCGCTGGTTTGCTGTACGTCACTCCTGTGGCAGATCAATCTTAAGAGGCTTAAATGGCTGACCCCGCAAAAGTAAACGACCAGAATATCTTGCCTGTACAGGCGTTATTCAATCTTGACAACTCATTCAATACGTTTATCGGGCAGGGTCAGCCCTTTTACGCCACTGTTAACCCGCAACAATCGGGCTTACAGATCACCAACAGCACGATTGACAGCACGACAATCGGCGCTACTACCCCGTCTACTGGGGTTTTTACCAATATTCAGACAACAACAGGGCAGATTTCCACTGCGCCTTCAAATAACATTGATATTGTCAATAAAGCCTACGTTGACGCTATCGCCCAAGGCTTAAACCCTAAAGCGGCGGTTAAATGCGCTACGACTGCGAACATTACGCTGTCTGGCTTGCAGACCATTGACACTTATTCGGTGCAAATTGGCGACCGAATATTGGTAAAAAATCAAACTACCGCCTCACAAAACGGCATTTATGTTGCGGCATCTGGCGCATGGGTGCGATCAACCGACATGGATATTTGGGCAGAAGTGCCTGGCGCTTACACGGTTGTTTTATACGGCTCTTTGAACACCAATACAAGTTGGGTGTCAACTTCGGCTGATACTGGAACAATTAACGTCACTCCAATTACGTTTGTTCAGTTTTCAAGCGTTAACACTTATTACGCTGGCACAGGGCTAACCCTTGCGTCAAACACTTTCAGCATCACAAACACGGGGGTGACAGCTTCGACCTATGGTTCAGCGTCTAGCGTCCCTGTTTTGGCGATCAATTCTCAAGGTCAAGTAACAAGCGCAACGCCTACCTCGATTGCCATTGCTGCCTCGCAAATCATATCAGGAACTATCGCTAGTTCATTGATTTCAGGCTCTTACACAGGCATTACAGGAGTTGGAACACTTACAGCAGGAACATGGAACGCTTCAACAATCGGAGTCCCCTACGGCGGCACAGGCGCAACATCCCTAACTGGATATGTGAAAGGGACTGGCACGAGCGCTTTGACAGCGGTGACTTCAATTCCGAATACGGACATTACTGGTTTGGGGACAATGAGCACACAGAATGCCAATTCTGTGGCTATAACTGGCGGGACGATTTCAGGGCTTTCTAGCCCTATCCCCGTGGCCTCTGGTGGTACAGGTGCGGCTACCCTATCAGGATATGTATTTGGTAACGGTACAGGCGCTTTTACGGCTTCCTCGACCATTCCTAATACAGCAATCACTGGCTTGGGAACAATGTCAACCCAAAACGCCAACTCTGTGGCGATTACAGGTGGAACAATTAACGGTGCGTCTATCGGTGCGACCACTCGTTCATCTGGCGACTTTACTACTTTGTCGGCTAATTCTGTTACCAGTACAACGCCAGTTTTGTCGTTTAATGCTTCCAACTCTATTGCTTCTTTTGGTAGCACAACCGCCAACTCATATAACCAGCTTGTTATTCAAAACAAGAGTACATCTGCTAGCGCTTCAACCAATTATGTTATCTCTAACGACATAGGTACAGATTCATCGTATTACGGTGAGTTTGGCATGAACTCATCGGTTTACTCATCTGGTACGCCATCTGATTTTTACTCTATTAACAACGGGGTTTATTTTTCAGGCCATGACGGTGATATTAGTTTTGGGTCTGGTAATGGTTTCAAAACTTATTTGCCTTGGGGTTCAAGCGGTCAATATGCTCACGTCATAAACAACGCTGGCGCATTGGGTTTTAGTACTAACCTTGGTACAACTCCTGCGACAACAGGTACAACAGGCTACGGAACTTCTGGTCAGGCTTTGGTAACAGGTGGTTCATCCGCTGCGCCAGCATGGGGTGTGGTCGGCATTAATGGAGGCGGTACAAATGGAACGGCTACTCCTACTGCTGGTGCTATTGCCTACGGCACTGGTACTGCTTACGCATTTAGTGCTGCTGGCTCTACTGGACAAGTCCTAACCTCAAACGGTTCTGGCACTCCCACATGGTCAACCCCTGCATCGTCCATCAGCCTCAGTGACGATACAACCACTAACGCCACTCGTTATCCTCTGTTTGCCAATGCAACATCTGGTACTGTATCGACTGAATATACAAGTTCCACCAAGTACCAATACAACCCTTCCACTGGTGTATTGACAGCCACAGGGTTTAGCGGCTCTGGCGCTGCTTTGACAAGCCTAACCGCTGGTAACTTGACAGGCACAATTCCAAGCGCTGTTCTTGGCAATTCAAGCCTCTACATTGGCACGACAGCCATTGCTTTAAACCGAGCAAGCGCCAGCCAGACCTTAACAGGCACAAGCATTGATGGTAACGCTGGAACTGCGACCACAGCGACTACTGCGACAAACGCAACAAACGTGGCTATTGGTGACAACACATCGACTAATGCCACTTATTACCCGACCTTTGTTAGCAATACGTCAGGCAATCAAGCGGTCACAACATCGTCAACCAAGCTGCAATATAACCCTTCAACTGGTGTTTACACAGCACCTAGTTTTAGTGGCGCAGGCACAGGATTAACAGGCACTGCGTCTGGTTTGTCTATCGGTGGTAATGCGGCCACCGCAACAACATCGACCAACATTGCAGGCGGTACGGCCAACCAAATCCCTTATCAAACTGGCGCTGGTGCAACTTCATTTATCACAGCGCCTAGCACTCCAAGCACATATTTGGCATGGAATGGCACAGCTTTTACTTGGGCAACTGTTAGCGGTGGTTTGGTTAATAGTGTTACTGGAACTGCTCCTGTTAACGTCACGACAACATTGGGCGTGGCTAACGTCAGCTTAAATGCTGGATATGGTGATACCCAAAACCCATACGCTTCTAAAACTGCTAACTATGTTTTGGCTGCACCAAACGGCTCGTCTGGTGCTCCTACGTTTAGGGCATTGGTTGCGGCTGATATTCCTACCCTTAACCAAAATACGACAGGCACAGCCTCTAACGTCACTGGAACGGTTGCTGTCGCTAACGGCGGCACAGGGCAGACTACTGCTTCGGCTGGTTTCAATGCTTTGTCGCCCATTACGTCAACTGGCGATTTAATCATTGGTAACGGCACAAACAGCGCAACTCGATTGCCTATCGGTGCTAACACCTATGTTTTGACTTCAAACGGTACAACTGCAAGCTGGCAGGCGGCTACTGGCGGGTCAATTACCAACACCGCAACAAGCACAAACGCCACTTATTACATGGCGTTTCAGTCTTCCACTAGTGGAACGACAACGGTCAATTACGTTAACTCAAACGTCACTGTCAACCCGTCAACAGGTGTATTAAAAGCACCAATTGTTAATGCGACAACAAACGTAACTTTTCAAGATAACAGCACTCAAAATACTGCTGCTACAGGATTTGGTTTTAAAAACCGCATCATTAATGGTGCGATGGTGATTGACCAAAGAAATTCAGGGGCTAGTCAAGCAATTGGACTTAGTTCTGTTTACACAATTGATCGTTGGTATGCTCAATCTGTTGGGGCATCAACAACAGGCCAAAGAATTTCTGGTTCAAATGGATTTCAATATTCTTATCAAATAACGGGCGCTTCATTAAATACGGGAACAGTTTTTGGTCAAAAAATTGAATCTTTTAATTCTTATGATTTGGCAAGTCAAACTGTTACTTTAAGTGTTTACATTAAAGCATCAGCTTTGACTTCAGTAACATGGACAGCATATTACCCAACTGCAACTGACAATTATTCTTCAAGAACTCAAATTGCAACAGGCACTTTTACAATTAATTCAACATCAACGCAATATACAACAAATATATCTTTGCCATCTTCTGTAACCAATGGACTACAAATTGAATTTACAACTGGTTCGTTAGTTTCAGGTACTATTACCTATACTGGCGCACAACTTGAAAAAGGCAGCACAGCCACATTGTTTGACTATCGCCCGTATGGTACTGAGTTGCAATTGTCCCAACGGTATTATTGGATGTATGGTGGTTCTTTTAGCGGCGGTTTGTATATGCCTACTTTTCAAGGAACTAATACAAATACAACTCATTTTTCTTGTGTAATAAATCCACCTGTACAAATGAGAGCCGCGCCAACTTTTACTTTGCTTGGAACAGCGCCATCATTAAATCAAGGATCATATTCATCTATGGTTTTAGATAGGGCTGCTCCATCTCAAATAATGTTGGATATTACTGCATCTGGACTTGGTGCAAATAACGCAAACAGGCTTTTGGGCGCAAGCGATGGCACAACTGCTTATGCTTTTTCAGCGGAGTTGTAAATGTACAAACAAATTTTTAGCTTGTTGTCTAATAGTGTTGGTGGCATACAACGGCTGTCCGACAACGCTTGTATTCCTTTTGATTTCGCAAATACAGACTATCAAGCCTTCAAAACTGATCTAGCCAAAGGTGTAGAACTGCAAGACGAAAACGGCACAGCAATGACTGCCGACCAAATTAACGCATTTATGGAAACATTGCCATGAACTTCAATTGGAAAATTTCAGAAGTCAAAGCCACAGATGGTTTGATTACCGAAGCCAAGTATCACGTTACTGCGATAGATGGTGATTATTCTGTGGACACAGAGGGCTATTGGCGGTTTGGCGACCCTGTTTTGAACAAACCTTACGCTGAAGTCACTGAGGAAGATGTGATTGATTGGGTCAAAGAAGATGCTACCCAACATGGCGAAAATATCATAGAATCACGCCTAGCGCAACAGCTTGCCAACATGGAAAAGAAAACCGTGTTGCCGCCTTGGGTTGCCCAAGTTTTCACACCAAATTTGGGTTAAATCATGGCTGTACCATTTGACATCATTAGCAGAGCATTAAAAGATATTGGCGCTTTGGAGGCAGGGGAATCTCCTACTCCAGAAGCCGCCGCAGATGCTTTTGATATGCTCAACGATATGATTGACCAATGGTCAAACGAAGATATGATGGTTTTCTACAAAACCGAGATCGTATTTCCGATTGTGCCTGGTCAAACGCAATACACGATTGGCCCTACTGGTAACATCAACGCCAGCTTTACAGGGTCTATCACTGGCAACGTTTTGACCGTCACAGGCATCAACTCTGGCGCTATCAACCTGAATCAGTATCTTAGTGGCTCAGGTATTACCGCAGGAACGCGCATTGTTGGTTTCCTGACAGGCGCAGGCAACAACGTGAACGAAGTTGGCACATATCAATTGAACGTCAGCCAGACCGTTGCATCCACCACAATCACAGGTTATTATGAACGACCATTGGCGATTGATTCGTCTTTTGTACGTATTAACACTAACTCCAATGGTGTGCCAATCGTCAACGGTGGATTGGATTACCCTGTTGCAATCTTGAATCTTGAAGATTACGAGATGATTGGCCTCAAAACGTTGAATGGCCCTTGGCCTAAAGCAATCTATTACCAGCCAACAGAGATTCTTGGAAACATTTATGTGTGGCCTAACCCTTCTCAGGGTGAGATGCACATCTTTGCCAACCAAATCTTTGCTCGATACAACACTTACTTTGACAACTTAGCATTGCCACAAGGCTACACAAATGCCTTGCGCTGGTGTTTAGCTGAACGCTTGATGCCTATGTATGGCAAAGCAAGTGCTACCCAAATTCAGATGATTAATGCGTTTGCATCGCAGGCTAAAGCTACGGTGAAACGTACAAACATGAAACCACCTCAAGTATCTCGCTATCCTGATTCGCTGCTTGTCGGCAAATCAAAGGACGCGGGCTGGATCCTAAGCGGAGGCTTTTTTCGTTAATTTTAAAACAAAACAAGATAAAAATGTATTACATTTATGCTCATTTAAGAAACGACACAAATCAACCTTTTTATGTTGGAAAAGGAAAGGGGAAACGTTGTTTTTTAAAAACTGGGCGTAATGAATATTGGCATCGGATTGTTGATAAGCATGGGTATCAAATCAATATTGTTACGGCAAATTTAGATGAAGAATTAGCATTTTTGGCTGAAACTGAATGTATTGATCTTTACAAAAAAATTGGTTATTCATTAGCAAATATGACTAATGGTGGAGAAGGTGCTTCTGGATACAAACATACAGAAGAACATAAACAAAAAATGCAAGGTAATCCTTATGGAAAACTTGTTAAAACAAATGGTTTTAAAGGAAAAACTCATTCTGATGAACAAAAAGCCAAATGGACTGTAACTCGCAAAGGGATAACTTCTCCAAGAAAAGGAGTTAAGTTAACTGAGGAAATCAAACAAAAAATGAGTAAAGCAAAAAAAGGAATTCCTTTAGTTGCCAGTCGTATTTTGTCTGATGAACAAGTGCGTGAAATTCGAGTTCTGTTAGTGAATAATACAATTGCTTCAATTTCCAGAAAATTCGGCGTTGGTGAATCGACCATTCGTAGAATTCGTGATGGCGAACGTTATTGCGAGGTTAAATAATGGCTGATTTTAACTTTGTTGGGGCAGCTTACGAAGCACCTTCCATTTATCAAGATGGACAAGACTGTATTAACTTTCGCCCTGAAGTTGACCCTACGAAGCCTGATGGTGCTCGTGGCGTGGTTGCTTTATACCCAACGCCTGGGCTGACAATTCAAGCCACTTTACCAAATCAACAGGAAGTGCGCGGCTTGCGTACTTTGTCTGGTGGGAATATTCTTGTTGCTGTGTGTGGCTCATACGTTTACGCATTAAATACTGCGTTAACTCCCGTCATCATCGGTCAACTGAACTCAACATCTGGTCGGGTATCAATTTCTGACAACGGTATTAACGTCTACATTGTGGATGGAACTTACCGTTATACGTGGGTTATTGGTACGCAAACGGCTGCGATTTTCACAGGGTCAACATCAGGTACTACCTTGACGGTTTCTTCTGTTAAATCGGGAACTATTGCTGTTGGACAACAATTCTTTGCTATTGGTGGCGCTCAAGAGACCGTGATTACTGCGCTCGGCACAGGTAGTGGTGGTGTTGGTACATATACGATCAACATTAGCCAAAACCTTGCTTCTGCTCAGTTCTACACATCTTCAAGCGGCGCTATTGTAACTGGCGCAATTTCTGGTACTACATTGACAGTCAGTGCAGTGTCTAGCGGAACTCTTTATGTTGGGCAAACCATTCAAGGTACTGGCGTAGCCGCCAACACTATGATTACCGCCCTTGGAACTGGCACAGGCGGCACAGGTACATACACGGTCAGCACTTCGCAAACCGTTGCATCTGAGACTTTGTATGCCCTAAATTGGACAGTTATTCCATCGTCTGACGGTGCGTTTACTGGCGGTAATACTGTCGACATTGTTGACAATTACTTTGTCTACAACCGACCAAACAGCCAGCAATGGGGTGCTTCTAACCTCTTATCGCCTGTTAGCCCTGCTCTTAGCTACTCAGCCAAAGACGGTGCGCCTGACAACCTTGTCTCCCTTATTGTTGACCATCGAGAAGTTTATTTGTTGGGTGAGGCTTCTTCTGAGGCGTGGGTGGATGTAGGCGCTGTGCCTTTCCCATTCCAACGAATTCCAGGCACTTCTACGCAACACGGTATTGCGGCTAAATTCTCTATGTCTCGCGTGGGCAATTCGTTTGCCTATGTCTCGAAAAACAGTCGCGGTCAAGCCCAAGTCATGCAAATGAACGGCTATCAGCCACAACGTATCTCAACTCATGCAGTTGAGAATACATTGGTCAACCAAAATATTTCAGACGCTATTTCGTGGACATATCAATTAGAAGGCCATGAAGTTTTTGTGGTGACATTTCCAAGTATCGGCACAAACGGTTTGACTTGGGCTTATGACGTTACAACAGGTATGTGGCATAAGTGGTTGTACACAAACAACTTAGGCCAATACGAGCGTCACCGTGGTAATTGCGCTGCGTTGTTTCAAGGTATGGTTCTCTGCGGGGACTATTCCAACGGCAACATCTACGAAATTGACTCCACTAATTACACTGATAACGGTCAAAACGTGCGTAGATTACGCAGAGCGCCTCATTTGGTGACTGATTTGCAACGTCAATTCTTTGATGAGTTACAAATTCAATTCCAGCCTGGCGTGGGAACAACTGGTCTAAGTGCTGGTTCATTTCCAAACAATGTGCAAATTATTCCTGCTGGACAAACTTTTACAGTGTTGGCTGGACAATCTTTTTATTTGCAAGCAACGGTTGTTTCTCCGACTACTGACAACCCCCAAGCCATGTTGCGCTGGTCAAATGACGGTGGCTCTACATGGTCGCGTGAATATTGGGTTTCTATCGGTCAAGAAGGCAAATACAAAAATCGTGCCATTTGGCGCAGATTGGGTACAGCCCGAGATCGAGTGTATGAGGTCGTTGTCTCAGACCCTGTAAAAGCGGTCATTGTTTCTGCCAACCTTAAAGCCTCTGAAGGAGAAAGCTAATGGCTGGTGGAATTTACGGCTCAACGCAAACAAACCCATACCCGCAGTCGGAGTTTTTGGATAGCTCAACCAAAC